TAAGAAATGTTTAACAAACTTTTAAAAAGTTTAACAAACTCTGACTCGAATTTTATTGTTCTAACAGAACATCCATTTAGAGACTTTTTAAATGTTTTTTCATTAAGTTGCTTTAGATTATTTAGGAACTTTTATCCAGCCAATTACTATAACTCATTTAGGAGTTTTAGATATTTAGTAACTTTACTTATCTAATAGCTTTTACTCAGTCAGTAGCTTTTATTTAGTTACTATATTTTACTAAATACCACCGAGAAACTCAGTAAATAATTTTTCTTTATCAAGTAAAACCTCTTGATACCTTAACGATTTATAATATCCTTCAGCATTCCAGTTCTCATTTATCTTAGCAATATTGTTTACACCTTTATAAGGATAAATATTGAACATACTTGATGACCCGGTGATTGTCCTGATAGTAGATGTAGGAACCATGTACTTATTAATCCATCTAAAACCGTACCAATCACCATACGCTTGAAATTGTCTTATTTCAAAAGCAGATACAGGATATTGAAGCAGCTCAGGGGGCCATTCGAGTTTAATTGTTGTAGCAAGTTTAAATGCACTTTCAGGTGGTAGGTATGTGTCAAGTAAATAAATTGTTTTATCTACGTCGTTTATTGCCCAGATATAATCCGATGTATCTGTAGTTAGACCTACAATACTATGAATATAATTTGTTATATTAAAACCTGAACCTGCTGTATAATCGGTTCGTGTCAATGTAAGACCATCTATCTTTGTGACTGTTTCACGGTCGTGTGTTACCCATATATTTTGAGACCCGTCAACAGTGATATTATTTAGCATTCTAAACCCGCCTAATGGATAGCCGGGCTCAAGATTACCATCATAATCAAATTTATATAAAAGATCGTTTCTACCTGTTAAAGATATGCTTGTAGCTGTATGGTTAAAAGTAGTAAGATATATATTTTTATTACGATCAATACAAATTTCTATTGGTGAAATAACGGGTGGAAAAAAGACTGTTTTAATTAAATTACCGTTTGGATCATATTTGACTAATACATTCGAAACAGGGTGTGAATAGGCTACCCATACATTATTATTAATATCAGTATCAAGTGAAGAAGGTAAAAACAATCCTTCACCAGCAAAACCACTTAAAAATGGCACAGCACCAAACGCACTTGCAAGATACATAATATTTTGTGATGGGGGTTCTGCAACAGCCATTACATAGCCACCTACACCATTGATTTTAATTGCTTTTCCTGTATCAAATAAAGCTACCCATACATCACTATTACCGTCAAGAGCCATGTTACTAGGAGAAGCACAGGACAATGAAGGGTTTCTATAATCTACATTAGTTATAAAATCATTTTGTAGTGTTGGTGTGGCAGAAAGCGGTATAGACGATAAAATTTGCCCATATAGACTAAACTTGAGTAGCATATCCCTTTTACTATCTGCAAGCCAAGTATGATAATCGTTACCCTTACCAGCGCCTGATGGAGCAACACTTATGCTATAAATTTGTCTGTTTCCACTTGTATTAACAAATATGCTCGTACCTGTTAATGTCATATTTACACTACCACCACAACTATCGTAAATTTGCTGTCTAAAAATACGCTGAACAAAACTATATTGTGGAATAGATATCCAAGCTATAAGTGCATCTTTAGGAAAGTTAGACGGATCCGCGACTACAACAGATGCAGTTAACACGCAGTTTAGTGCGCTATTTTCAGATAAGAAGTAGCCTTTATAAAACCCACCGATAGATTGTGGAGCGTCAACAGGAAAATTTTGATACCACTTTACACCGGTGAGAGGAACAGGCGATCCATTTTCATAAGTAACGATACCAAACTGTACATCATAAGAAGAAAGCGGATCCATTTCAACATTTTCAACCATAGAAGATGAAAGTGGTTTATATGTTTTTGTGGTATAATTTTCAAAGTCTTTAAATTTAATAACGAAAGGAACTTCAGTTTGCTGCCAGCTAATAGCTGGTATATCAAATACAGTAGAGGAAAGTGTCCCTTCTCCATCTATTCCTGTTGTTGTTAATGATAAGTTTTGAGCTGCATTATGTCTAACTTTAATAATAGGTAAAAAGGTAGGTTCATAGGACTGAAATCCAAATGGTGGGTATTTTATATAGTTATATAACTCTCTTCTTTGAGAAAACTCATCTTCGAATTTACTCGTGTCAAACGAAGCTACAAGAAATATTGGGTTTTCACGAGTTGTATAGTTTTTAACTTTATCATCAACATAGTAAATATCATTTGATCCTGTAACACCCACCAGTATTGATCCAGGGTCATTTTTAGAACAAACTTTAATATCATTGTTAATGATACGCGCATAAATCTCGGTTGTTTTAGCAGTGATCGTTTCAACCATAGCGTACTGTTGTGTATCACCAAATGTCTGAATCTCGTAAAATCTGCTTAATAAACGAAGATGAGACCATTTATCTTGATCAAAGTTTTCTTGACTTATATAATCACCTGCAGCACCAGATGCATATAAGTTAATTGTTATGCCTGTTGCACTTAAAGCATTATATGACTGCCAGCTATTTCGTGTAAGTATCGTTAAGGGGTCACCGATCTTACTTGCGGGAACATCATAAACAAACTTACCATAATCTTTCCATTTTATGTCATCAGCAATAAAATTTTTAATTGTAAGAACAGGGCTGTATGAGCTTTCTATAGCATTCCCATATCGATCGAAAATAGTTAGTGATACCTTATATTGTCCCGGCCATCTATAGGTATGTGTCGCTGTAAGTTCAGTTGAGAAAGTGTCATCACCAAAGTCCCATTTTAATACCTTATTCGAAAGAGCACGCGATGATGACAATAACTCTGATGTGGTAAAATCAGGTACAAAAGTCAAAGGACATATATCTAGCGCATATGAAGAAAGTATGCTTGTGCCCGAATAGTTTTGGACATCAAAGTATACATATGTTTTTTCTGTAGAATATGTAGATGTAATTGGCATTAGTATTCACGATCAAGTAGTTGTATTGAAGGTGTAACAACAAGTACCTTACTTAAAAACTGATCAGCATTGTTTAAATAAGGAAACTTAAAATATGGTAGTTTTGTATCTTGAGTTATAATTTGTATATCGTTAAATGGATACACAGGATTATAAACTACAAGACTTACACCTGGTACTGTTGTTACGGTGCCGTCGCTTCTAATTCTTTTCGTTGAAATAGCATCAATTCCTGGTATGTTGAGAATTTGATTAGAGAGCTCTGATATACTTAAAAATAAACCTAAGTTGTCTTTTGTAGTAGCGAAGTAATTTCTAAAAATCTGTGTAACTTCTGCTTTAAGAGCTTCAGGGTTTCTTTTTGCAGTGATATTACGTGTTAACTCTAAAAATGTTGTTGCAGAAATTTCTGGTGTAAGATCTTCAATTGCATCCTTTACACCTAGATCAACAGCTACATAAATAGGATCATTTACTACAATTTCTGAAGTTGTTAACTTTATACTCTGCATGTCATTTATAATTAACTGTTTTTGAGCCGTATTTAAATAATTAATTCTTGTTGTTAGCGAGTTTGTTTTTTCAAGTCGAGGTACAGCATACACATATACATTGTTTGAGTTGCTAGAATCAGCAAATTTTACCTGACTGAACAACACGCGAGATTCCATATTTGGTTTTGTTACACCGAGATCAAAAAAGTATTTCATATGACCGGAAATATAATCCCAGTTATTAACAACTTTAACCGACGCTAACAAATTACTGTAGTTTTTTGATAAAAAGTTTTCAAAATCACTACTTGTTATTAATCTATACTGACTTCTAAATGTATTAATTGCATTGTTTTTAATACTTGAAGGCGATTCTACATCTACAAACTTAGTAGAAGGGTCACTATTTGTAAATGTTAAGTTGCTCATTTCTGAGCCTGTCATTAAGCTTATATTAGGTGGTGTTATATCAGTTTGAATTTCATTAAACCTTGCTGTAGAATATCTAAAAAGTCGGTTTGCATTTAATACACCAGGCCCTATTTCACCTTGTGACTTAGCTGATTTTAAGTAGTAAATAGCTACTTCATCTCCTGGGTTCAACCGTTTACCTGTGATGTTATTACCAAACTTAAATTCGTATCTTAAGCTTTCGTTGAGTCTTACTTCGTATACAGTAGCGTTAGGTCTCTCGAGAAATAATGATTGTGTTGCATCCCATTTTTCCCATTTTGGTGTGTCTGCTGTATTGTCTTTTACATACACATCAATATTAAAATGATCTATTACGGTATTTTCACCTTCTAAGTCAACAACTGTAAGAGTGACGAGTTCAAAAGGCTCACCGGTAGCGACATAAGTTGGGTATTCAGTAAAAATACCCTGATACAGTAAGTTTTGCTCTTGAAAGTCGGTTAAAGACTCAAAACCGTTTGTTGACTTTAAAAATGTTATGTCGTTATTAAAAGAATAGAAAGTACCGTTAACTGTAAAATATGAATATCTAGGTATTGTATAAGTGTTGGGCGGTAGCGATGCGTTTGCTGCTGCTTGAAAGGGTAAAATTGCTGTTTGAAAACCTATAGGAGAATACCCCACAACTTTAACTATCTTATTAATATTCTCATATAGCTCAGCAGTTGTAAAAGTACTTTCAGCTCCTGTACGATTCAAGTAAAATAACAGTACATGATATGCATAAGCTATGATATCAATAATAGATGAAAGGTTACTTCCTTCGTAATTTTGATCTGTAAAAATTTTATTAGCATTGAGCCTGGCTATAATTAAGTTTTTAAGACTTAATGCATCAAAAGCTGCATATGCATCTACAGGTAATTTAAAGTCATTAAATTCAACGTTTGCCATAATTATTTGTTAAAAAAGAATCCTGAATTACTTAATGTACCAACTAGTTTAAAGCTACCTAGACCAACTTTAGGTACATTAATTGTGAGTGTTACTTCGTAAAGTGATTCCTCCGGTACTGCAATAACTTCGACATCTAATAGAGTAACACGTGGTTCAAATCTTGTAATCCCGTCGATAATATTTTTTGCAATTTGTCTCGCAGTGAAAGTATCGCATGGTTTAAACACGTGTTGCAATAAATTTAAACCAAATTCAGGGGACAAAATTTTTTGTCCGGGTATAGTAGTAAATATGTTAAAAATAGAATTTCTAATCGCTGCATAATCATAGTCAGTCACTATATCTTTAATTTCCTTTTGTCTTAATAGCTCATTATTGCGCGTATAAGAATATTGAAGATCTAAGTGTAAATCGTTGTATGTATAACCATCTGTAAGCTTTTTTGGCTCATTTAATGTTTGCAGTTTTATGGTTGCCATATAAATATTTATGATGTTTTTAATATTTTAAAAACAGTTCTTCTGCTATAAAACAATAAATAATTACAATGAATAAACGTTTTATTAAAGTATATGAAAGTATCTCAACACGTTACAATCGTGGTGGGTTTCTTACTAGTGATATAGTTAAATTTGTCGATAATGCACTATCTGATTCGTTCTTTAAGACAGTAGATGATGAATATAAACAAAAAGTACAGGAGTATATTGATAGCAATGATACACTTAGAGTAAAAAACGTTAAATCATTGTTTCCGGCAGTTATGGGTGCAGGTAACCCTGATTATAATGGCTATAGCTTTTCAATTGAAGTTACAAGAGAAATAGCACCGGGTAAATTTAGCAATGATAGTATTGTAGTACCTCAGCATCTTTTAGTAAAAATACATAATGAGCCGAATTTGCCAGAAGTACCTAACAAATTTAAGAGAGAAGACAATACACAAATTAAGCCTACGGAAGTAAAAGATGAAAATGAAGAAACACCTTTCTTCTCACCTGGCAGAACAAGAACCACTGATAAAGGTAACCAAAAAGATACACCAAGTGATACTAATCTTTTAAATCAAAATATTAAGATTCCTAGTTCACCAGCTCAGGGCGCAAAAGACCCGGCTAGCTACACAGCCAATTACTTACCATAACCGTGGTTTGCCATTTGAATTAAGCAGGCGTAGCAATTAATTTCCTGATCTACGACAAAACTCGATCTATAGAGATGTTCAGCTATCTGTAATAGACACCACTCTTTAATCTTTTGGTCTGTTTCTTCTATATCAATATAGTTAAACAGATTACGCAGCAGTGACACATAGTCATTATTAAAAAGATGTTCGTTTTCTATAAGAGCCTTGCGTAATGATAAAATATTTTTATTTTTTACTTCGTTATAAATTAACTTAAGAGTTTCGTTATTTTTTACATCAGCTAACATTAATCTTCCTGTAGACGAATATTTTTGAAGCTCATTTATGCTTTTTCTTAAATCAGGGTAGTTGGCCTTTATCAGTTCTACAAATTTTACTTTCTGATCTTCAGGTATATCAATTTTTTCCTGTTTGAGAATAGTAGCGCATCTTTTTACTACAAGCTCTATAGGCGGTGTTAAGTCAAAGCTTTGACACCTGCTTTGTAATGCTGGTATAACTCTATATTTGTAGTTTGCTGTTAAA